AGAGAAGCAAGATGTCATGCGTAATTTACTCGAAAGCGTCCAAACTCCACGTTTGAAAAACGCATTTGAAAAGTATCTACCGGCTGTTCTAACCGACCGCTCTGTAAAAGCCTCTAAAGTGATTACAGAATCCGTGTCAGCAGTCACCGGCGATAAATCTGCCCGTAGCCAAATTGAAGACGACAGTGCTGAATCTAGCAATGTTATCGACATCAAGCGTTTGGCAGGGTTAAATTAATTTAAAAGGAGACATTAAATGTCACAACAATTATTAGAAGGTCGCTGGGACGAGACCAAGGAAGCATTGCTCGAAGGTCTAAACGGCTCCAAGCGTACCAGTATGAACGTTATTCTTGAGAATACACGCAAGTACTTGAAAGAAAACGCAAGTGCTGGTTCTACAGCATCTGGCAACATCGCTACATTAAACCGTGTGATTCTACCAGTTATCCGTCGTGTAATGCCAACAGTTATTGCTAACGAGTTGGTAGGCGTTCAGCCAATGACAGGTCCAGTTGGTCAGATCCACACTCTACGTGTGCGTTACGCTGGTAACTTGACTGACAACTCAGCAGCCGCTACTAGTGTTACAGCTGGTCAAGAAGCATTGAGTCCATTCACTATTGCCACTGCATACTCTACAGTTGGCAAAGATACAACATCAACATCAACTTACACAGGCGCTAACACAGCAACGCTTGAAGGTAACGGCGGTAAGCAAATTTCCGTTCAAATCTTGAAGCAAGCAGTTGAAGCCAAGACACGTAAGTTGCAAGCACGTTGGACATTTGAATCTGCACAAGACGCACAAGCCATGCACGGTATTGACGTTGAAGCAGAAATCATGGCAGCTCTTGCACAAGAGATCACTGCTGAGATTGACCAAGAGATTCTCTTGAGTTTGAGCACATTGGCTGCTGTTGAGTACACATACAACCAAGCTACCGTTTCCGGTACTGCTACGTTTGTGGGTGACGAACACGCTGCTTTGGCAGTGTTGATCAACCGTACAGCTAACTTGATCGCCCAACGTACACGTCGTGGCGCAGGTAACTGGGCTGTTGTTTCGCCAGCCGCATTGACAGTGTTGCAAAGTGCAACTACTTCAGCGTTTGCTCGCACAACAGAAGGCACATTCGAAGCACCTACAAACACCAAGTTTGTTGGTACATTGAACGGTGCTATGCGTGTATTTGTTAACTCCTATGCTAGCGACACTGCTAACGTATTGGTTGGCTACAAAGGTACTAGTGAGGCAGATGCTGCCGCATTCTATTGCCCTTATATTCCGTTAATGAGTAGTGGTGTGGTTCTTGACCCATCAACATTCGAACCAGTCGTGTCATTTATGACTCGTTATGGCTTCGTAGAGTTGACAAACACTGCAAGTTCTTTCGGTAACGCCGCTGACTATGTTGGCGAGATTGCTGTTCAAAACTTGTCTTTCTCTTAATCAGAGAATCCACCCAGGGATGGGAAGGAAAAAAGCACTCTTCGGAGTGCTTTTTTATTGGGTATAAATATTGGTATGATCAACCAAATAAAATATTCAGGCCTATTTCCTGAGAAGCATGCAAGTCCAGTAGGAACAACCTTGGGATTACCACAACCCAGGCCTGCGTCTCCTGTTGTGCCTGTGCAAATGCAACCTGTTAAATCTTAAACAATTTCAAGTGTAACTTGATTCGTTCAACCACCGTGGCCCAGTCACCCATTTGAGGTTGACGGAACAATCTTGCAGTGGCATACCAAGGCGTGTCGTCTCTGTTCAGCAACCAGCGCCAGCAAGGTGCATAGTTGTTTAACATGATCCAAGTGGGTTTGCCCAATGCGGCAGCAAGATGTGCAGTGGCAGTGTCCACACTCACCACCACATCAAGGTTTGCAACCAATGCGGCAGTGTCAGCAAACGAGTTCACACCACCTGGAAAACAGCGTACTCCTGCTGAAACTAGTTCTTTTTCTTCCTCAGCAGTGCAGTCAGTTTGTAAATTATACCATTCGTAATCTACATGTGATCGAATCAAGCCCAGCATGGTCTCAAACGGCATGGCCTTGTGTTGATTGATCCAACTGTCGCGTCGGCCTGACCAGGCAAAGCCCACTCGTAGCCGATTTTTTACTCCCAGGTTCCTGCGCCAGTCCGCAACCAATGCAGGATCAGGATTTAAGTATTGAATCACAGTGGGCAAGTTGTCAACACGAACATTTAGTTTTCCGGGCAAGCTCATTATGGGAAGCCAGTAATCAAACGCATCACCTGGATTTTCGGCATAACCGATTACTCGAACTCCACGTCCAATTTCACTAGACTGAATCAACGGAATCAATCCGTTGGTCACTTGCACTGTGACTGTGCCACCAATGTTTTTTAAGTTATGTATGAATCTCACAAACTGAATAATATCACCGTGCCCTTGTTCGCCACGAATAAAAATTGTTTTACCTGTTAAATCTTCACCGTTCCACACAGGCCAAGGATAGTTGGGAATTGTACCTTTTAAATGTTCAAAATTATGCCGTGCTTCATAGGCAGGCCAGCCACGTACATAGTCACCGCTTAACAAATAAGCAACTGCTAGATTAAAATGGTGTGTGACATTGGCAGGATCCAACTGTATGGCACGTTGTAAAAACGGAACAGCGCCCACAGGATCGCCTATCTCTCTCAGCACATTGCCGTAGTTGTTGAACGCACCTGATGAGCCTCTGTCTGTGACCATTGCTGTTGCGTACTGTTGCAAGGCCTGTTCCGGCAGGTGTTGTTCTCTGTAGCTATTGCCTTGAGCAATAAGTTGTTCTGTAGTTTGCATGACAATATTTACGTGTTATTTTATAGACATCAAAATATCCAATTGCTCATAAATACTTGTCAACGCAATCATGCGTTTTATGCAGGCCTAAGACCTCTGCGTAGCGGCTAGAACCCGCATCGGACTTCTTTAAGGAGAAAACAAAATGGGTCGTCCTCTAAAAATACAAAAATATTCAACTGGCTCCAGTATCACTGGTGGCGCAGTAGCAATTGATCAAGCATATCCTCCGTTTGCCGCTCCAACGTCACTGGACACAAACACAGTGGTATTGCCAACACCTGCAACTTCACCACTGCCATTCACTGGCGTAGTTGGCGGCCTACAAGGCGGCGCTGTCAGCACAACATATCCCATTGTTGAAGTAACTGGCAACATTCAGAACAGCTACACAGGCAGTGCTAGCAGTGTGATTCTGCGCCAAAAAGGTGCTCATAAATTCCTAGTGGCCACTGCTGCCGGGATTGACCCTGCAAACGCAGTGATTGGTGCAACACCTTCTGTAGCATTGCGTATTCTCACGCTGGGTGATACAAATTGGCAAGCCATGGGTGCTCCTGTAGGCGCCGCAGTTGGCACAGTGTTCACACCTACTGCGGCTTCGGGTGCAGGTACAACAGGTACAGCTCAAGAAATTGGCCAGTGCGTGTTGACTAGCGATTCAACTCCTGCTGGTGGCAACATGACCATTACCATGGCAGTGGGTGGAGACAGTACTGCTGTGTACGTCAGCAAGTTGACCAACAAGTTTGTACAAGACTTCAACGGTGGTGAAACCGGCGGCAATGCAGACTCGGGTGATGTTTGGAATCCCACTCAAGTGGTCAATGACATTGAATATGCAGCCAACTTCTTTACAGATGCAAGTACATTTGCCAAGAGTGGTGCTGAAGTTGATACCTGGGCTAGTACCAATCAAAACAGCAATGGCACACTGGGCCTTGCACAGGTGGACAAACTTACATCTTAATTTTGCAACCCCGATCCCCACGGTTAAATATCGTGGGGATTTTTTATGACTATAGCATTTGTGTTAGGCAACGGAGTCAGCAGGTCTGGACTGCCGTTGGAACACATTCAAACATTGGGGAAAGTATATGGATGCAACGCTCTTTATAGAGAGTTCACACCAGACGTTCTTGTGGCAACAGATCGCCCAATTGCCCAACTGATACAAGAAACTGGCTATTCTGCCCAACATCGATTCTACACAAGAAAACCCATTCCTGGTCTGGGTGCTGTGGCTGTGCCCAAAGAGTACTACGGCTTTAGTTCTGGTCCAAATGCCGTGGGAATTGCGGCCAAAAATCAACACGGTAGGATCTACTTGATAGGATTTGACATGGGTCCTAACGTACACAAACTGTTTAACAACATGTATGCAGGCACAGAGTTTTACAAGCCCACGGATTCACGTCCAACTTTTACTGGAAATTGGGTAAAACAACTCACAACCATTGCCAAAGATCACCCCAATACCGAATTTATTCGCATCTGTGGCAACACCACAGCACGATTACCGGAGTTAGACCGGATTAAAAACTTGGTCCATGAGGATTTGAGTACCTTTGTAATGCGGATAAATAATCAAAAGGATCTCTAAATGGCTACAGTAAAAACTACCAGCGGCGACTATACCATCACAGTGGCAAATGGTCTTGGCCTCTTAACCATCAATGCCGATCTTGATGTAGTTGGTAATATTACATATATTGATTCAAGTGAGCTCAAAGTCACTGACCCATTCATCACTGTGGCTGCCAACAACAACGGTGCAATACAAAGCATGGGCTTGGTGGCTCAAAAAACAACCACAACTTTTGCAGGCTTGCGATTTAACACAGTATCGGGCGATTGGGAAATCAGTGACAGTGTTGACGCCAATGGCGCACCAATATCTGCATATGTAACAATTGCTTCCGGTAATATAAGCACCTCACCAGGTGCACCTGTTAATTCTGTGCAGT